CTTACACTTACCTGGCCCACATCTTTGTGGCTGTTTTGCTCTTGTATGGCTTGGTCAACTAGAGCCTTGATGTCTGCAGGTTGTGCAGTGAGATCAACCAAGGTGCAGTTGCGTTGAAAATCATCCAACACACGATGTTCTACCCCGTCGTGGTCAGTCCAACGACTCAACATGATATTGTTCCAAGCATAGCCTTTGGCATTGCGATCTGCATAGGCTTCTTGTAGGCCAACTTTGTTTTTTGTGCCTTTTACTCGCACCCCCGGATAAGCACTGAACACATTGTCAGTGGGATCTCCACGCATGCACTTTTCAAACAACAGCCATGCAGGGTCGGGTGTTATCTTGGGTTGTTTTGTTTTCTTGTCTATAACCATGTTGCCTTTGGCATCAAAGATGCCAGATAGGGTCAAGAGCTCATCGCTCATGCCATTGTACTGTTGCACATTCTCGGCAAGGAGTTGTACAAAATCAGTATCAGTCGAAACTATAGTGTGTTGATCTTGGGGGTGTAGTGCGATCCAACGAGCAATGATATCATCTGCTTCGGCCTGCGGGTGTCGGATCACTGAACAGTTGGTGTGCTCAGCCAAGTATTTATTAAAGGAATCAAACGTTTCCCAAAACAGTCGATCTTCTTCTTGTTCAGTTTCGGTCAGAGCCGCACGAGCCACAGCACGATTGGCCTTGTAGGGCTTGTAAAAGTCCTTGCGCCAGCTACGACCTTCTAGTGCAAAAACCACATGATCAGCTGGGAATCTACGTACCACTTTGTTGATGCTACTCAAAGTGATGTGCAGGGCGTAGCCAACCTTTTCCCAACTGTCGGCGGCTCGGAAAGCCGCATGGCGAGCACGAAAAAACATGTTAGCAGTGTCAATGATTAGATAGCGCATGTGTTACATCAATTGGTGTTTAACAATGTATTGTAACATAAATCGATGCCAAAAGCTATGAGCGTCCTTGCCAAAATGCCAACTTTTTGGATGTACCGTCTGATAACCGTTGCTTTTCAACAACGAGTCGTAGGTCTGGGCAGGGTCGTAAGGGGCAATATAGTTCAAGTCCCAGTCCTGTTGATCAGCAATGGCTTGAAAGTGGTTGTTGCCGTTAAAAAACACATGCCGTACATTGAGATCTTGTAGTTCAACATGCAGTTGCCAAATGTCCTTGTGTGCTTGTTCGGTCTTGGCAAGCCAGTCAGTACCAATGACAAAATGCTTGTATTTTTCTTGTAATTCTTGTGGCACATGATCAATGCCACTTGAGCCAACCTGGTAATAACTTCCCTGGTGTGACCACTCTTCGCGTTCCCAGGTACTCCATTGAATAATCACCAAGGCTTCGGACAACCAGTGATGGTTATCTGCCAGCCATGCTCGAGTAGTACGTAAAATTCTAGCATTGCTACTACCAGCTTCGGCATCACAAATCAATGTGGCTTTTGTGGTGTCAGCTAGCCTGCGTGGCCAGCCCACAGCCATGTTATCTGGATGAGGTGCATGTCCCAAATAAAAATACCGACTGTCATCTTCTGCCCAGGAATGAGCATTAACAGCTTCGGCTGCGGCAGCATGGCTGTCACCATTTACATAGAGCTTCATGTTGCCAACACCTTGTATGTTTCTGCCGCAACCACACGTTTGCGTAGACTGCTACTGCTAAATGAGTGATCTCGACCATTAAATACTATTTCGATATTTCTATTAAAACATTCTTCTCTACCACTAAAATCTTTATCGGCATACTCAACACCCAAAATACGAACATCTACTGGAAGAATAAGTAATAAGTCTCTTAGATCTTGTTCAGTTTGATAAACAACAACTTCATCAACATAACGACAAGCCGCAAGTTGAATTTGTCGTTCTACAATACTTTGTACGGGTTTGTTCTTAGTATCAGGACGGTCAATTGTGGGATCAGTTTGTAGTCCACAGATCAAGTAATCGCAGTGATTCTTTGCTTCACTTAACATGGCAATATGCCCTGCATGTAGCATGTCAAAGGTGGAGAATGTGATGCCAATTTTTTTGCCATCGGCTTTGAGCTGTTTGATGTGATTGAATATCATAAATTGGGATTTTGATAATTAGAATTTTTATAGTTGGCTTGACCGGCAATGACACCGCGGACGCCACCTACTGGATCTGGGCAGTCGCCCACTTGCCTGGGAATCAAATGTACATGCGGGTACATTACAGTTTGCCCGGCCGCGGTGCCCATGTTGATACCTATGTTGAACGCGTCACATTCGCCTCGGTCAATCATTTTGCGACCATGTCTCATTGCTGATTCAAAGCAGTCCATGATCACTCGATCAGTATTGTACAGCGGCACAAACAACAAATGCCCGGGCGCAACAGGATATCGGTCTCGAAACACAGCCACATGAAAGTCTGTGAGTTCTTTTACTTGGTCATCCCAGGGCGCCACCCCCAAATTCAATGCTTGTTCAAGATCAGTTGTCATGATGTGTATTTTAACGCAAACCAAGATGCGTGTGTTTTGTTGTAAAATTTAAAAATTGTATGCTTGGGCAGATTGCCTTCGGCATATCCAAACCCGTCCCAAAAAGCTTGATGATAACTAAAGTCAAAATCTCTGCCTTGCACATAGCCCTGTGCACGAAGCTCGTGTACTATGTCCAAGGCCTGTGTGGCACCCACATTCATCAGCGTCACTGAGGTCACGACACCTCTCGACGTCCATTGCCAAGATCACGGCTCTGTGTGTAACGCTGTGGATTCATTGCTTGTTCTTGTTCCCATGTTTCCATTACAACGTGTCTGCACACATTCTGGAACCATTGATCCACCACGTCGGCATCGGTTTTGCCAACATACCCTGCACGTAATAGATTGGCTACGAATTTTTCATTCCAATCCAAGTCAAACGCACCTTGATGCAGATTGTCAGGGTCAACTTCGAGACTCAAGATGCCCACGTAAGGCTCGCCTTTTTCGTTGGCCAGTTCTTTAGCAGCCAACTTTTTTTCTTGCTTTGGAGACTTTTCTTTTGTGTCAGGAGCAGTCTTGATGACTTTTTTCTTGGTGAATCGATCAAAGAATCCCATGTTGGTCCTTTTAAAATTTATTCTGTCACAAAATCATAAGTGCGCTCAAATATAGAACCGTCACAGATATACAGTTCTCCATCAATTCCACGCATTAGATAATCACCGGCTTTGCCATGCTTGTAGTTTCCTTCAAGCGAGTTTACTTTAAAATCGTTGTCAATGCGTTTTGCATGAACTACAACGGGCCGCTTGACACAGGGTGTCAAGCCTTCTACTTCCTCAAACGTACCAAAAACTTTCATTTTGCTGATCCTTTTGTTTAGGTGCCCCACTCGTTCTTGAACAAGGGAACTTGTAATCTATCACTGTAACGTAAACCATGTTTCATGGCTGCCATGGCCACAGCCTTGTTATTCAACGCATACACACTTTCTACCCCGCCCACTGGCATCAAATATACCGGACCTTGAAATCCAGCATCTCGGTATTCTTTTGTGGCTTTTAGCGCATCTTCAATGTCTTCTTCAGTGGCTACCACAAACTTTAAATAGGCATCCCCGTAGTTTTCATACTCTCGCACTACCTTGGGTTTGATGGCATCTTTCCATGGTTCGCCACTGCCGGGAAGTTTGGCACTTACCGAAAACGTAAACTCAGTATGTCCACTGCGCATGGTCAAGTATTCTTTGAACTTCTCTGTCAACCTCATGGTGCCATTGGTTTCAAATGTGATGTCTTTACAACCACGCATGTCTGGTTGCTCTAACAAATCCGGGTAGGCCTTTTGCCAGCCCAGTAATGGCTCACCGCCAGTAATGACCAGATGTTCATCCTGCCAAGCGCCATGTGGCAATGTGGCAACAATATCTTTGGCTAGGCCTTCGACCCCAATCATTGGACTGAGGTCTTTAAAAGCAGGATGCCAACTGGCATAGCTGTCACAGCCTGTGCTCACCAGTGGTAAATCTTTGTAGGTTTTAAACTGATCAGCAGTTCTAGCAATGTGAGAGGCTTCGATGCTGAGTGTGCCTCGCGGCATGCCAAAGCCCTGACAGGTGAAATTGCAACCATAAGTGCGCAAAAACACACTGGGCACGCCCATGAAGCGGCCTTCGCCTTGTATAGAATAGAATAGTTCGCTGACTTTGATTTTCAAGATTGGCCTTTGAGAATATATTGACTTGTGTTATTTTAACAGATTTTCTGGCAGATGTCAAATTGTTGGCGGCATTTTGACTACCTGATTGTTGATGTCGGCAGCCAACATGTGTTCCCAAGGATCCACTGTACCGGCTATAACACCAGCAAAGTGCTTGGAAGGATGCCCAATTGTTTGTAGATAGCTGGCCAATAGATTGGCATCAGTCATTCGTCGTTGGCGATGAGTGACATGATTAAAATCGCGTGGGTCATGAATATTGCCTTCAAAGATAACTCGGTCTTCAAAAGTCTTGTCTTTGTTTTTACCTGTTAGATCAAAACGCTCATGTGCCACTTTGATGGGAATCAACACCATGATATCCAACATCCAGGCAATTTGGCTGATGTAGGCATCATTGAGAGGATGAAAACTTAGGTGTCCAAGTTGTTCAAACCAGGCACGTGGAACAATTGGGAAAATACTGTAGGGATGTCGATTGTGCGTGTCAAATGCTTGAATGCAGAATCGATCTCCTTGTGATGAAATCACAGTGTCCCAACCGGAGTCCAGCATCACAGCATCCTCGTTCCAAAAAACCCACCAGGGAGCCTTGGCATAGGTAGCAAGCTTGTTGAGATACTCATTGAGTCCACTGTAGCCCATGGGTTCAAATATAAATGCCGAGTACTTGGCACCAAAAGATTCGATAACAGGAGAAATATGTTTTACAAAATGCTGTGATGACTCTTGGTCATCACGATCAAATGCCAACAAAATTTCAATTGATGTAGGATCGTCAGCAGTGGTCAGTAGACTTACCAAGCTTCGCTCAAGCATGTCTGTTCTGCCCCGACTAGGAAGTAATATAGAAATTTTTGGATTTATCATAATTTACCAATGTCTTATAGTATTAGCCATAATAAAAAAACAGGTGACTACATGGATTGCCACCCAAAAAGTTTTTAAGAATAATGCAACTCTTGCTTCTCTTAGTGTGAGTATGGGCACGTCAGGTTGATCACTATCGGTATTGCCCATTACGTGTCCGGTTGCCCTAGCCCATATTTTTTCTAAACTATTCACAACTTAACCTTCGTAGGTAGCTGAATTAGCGCCGTGTTCAAATACTTCGACTGATTTGACCCTAACCGTTGGATTGATTGGATAGCGCATGTCACCGGATGATAATAGCTCAGCCATTTTGTCGTAACACATTTTGGCAAACATTTCACATCCCACACCTTCTACAATACGTAAATTACACACACCTCTGTTATCAAAGCCGCCACCAATTTCATTTAACGTTTGGAATGTATTTAGATGAGGGTCGTCTTCTGCAATTACTAGTGTATGGTCAAACATGTGATCTGCCCAGGTTTTGAATTCTTTAAGACCGCCAAAGTCCATACACCAGTTTTTGTCATCCAGTGTTTCACATTCGAACACCAGTTTGATGCCTAGACTGTAGCCGTGTAGTGTTGAGCAGTGACTATGTGTCGCTCTCCACTGTCTAAAACAACATGATAAGCCGCGGTCGTTACCGTAAGTTTTTGTTGAATAAAATTTTGCCATTGTATTCTCCTATGTTATATTATAGCATAGGCTTGCAGAATTTGTAAAGCGGGATGAATGCCAGAAAGGCCGCTGTGAAGTTATTTACTTAATAATAACATCAAGTACTCTTGTTGTCAAGAAATTTTTAAGACTGTTTAACCGATAATGATGATTGCAAATATGATTGTGATTGTTTACCAAAATTGGATCAATTTTTTTATAAACTTCTACATGGTCAAGTTTGGCCAAAGCCAACACTTGTTCAAATGCCATGCTCCATCTTGTCACATCATCGGGTTCTTGATCATATGATTCATCAATGATGCTATGGAATGTTTGGTAACCTTGGTTGTGTAATTTTTCTAGTAGTCCTTGTGACCCAAATAGTACAAAAAGCTTTTTTGAAAACAGCGGTTTGGCTGTTTTTTCTGTCAAGAAATTAGTACCACTGGGATTGGTTTCTGCCACTATTGAATACCAGCTATGTTGATAAATTTGCAAGGGAATACTATGACTGATTCCATTGGCCATTCCAATAGCTGGACGCATGCTGTGTATTCGATCATAGTCAGTGATTTTTGGATCATCGTACGTTTCTAAATCTGGACTTTTGTAATTAAGATCCCCGTGTATGCTAACAAAGCTTTTGTCCAGTAGGCCGTTTCCCAGTAGTTGATCAAAAATAAAAATCCTGTGTGGTTTTGCAATGCCCAATAACGCATCAAACAATTTGGGTTTATGTTCTAGTGTATTCCACTCTTGGAACTGGCAACAACTGACAATTCTTGAAAAAAAGTGCCCCAAGTCATCATACACAAGATGCGTTGGATAATCAGTCAACTCAAAAGTACCATTGGCGATAGATACAAAATTTTTATTGTTATACTGATCAACTACTTTTTTGTAGTACCGGTCCCAGGGACCATTGATCAATTCACCAGTGTAGATGATAATCAAATCGGCCCAACTCAGGTTTTCAACCGCCTTGGTGCTCCCCGCCCAATGGAACCACTGTTTTATAACTATTTTTGTTCTTGTATCGGTTTTAATATCATAAGTTGGAAGTCCGTTGATAACTTCGGCATTGTCAAACAAGGCAACATCTAATTGAGCCGCTAGTTCTAGCTCAAAGATATTGTCCGGATTCCAAATTACCATACCAGTTTAAGTCAAGCATTCAACTAGATTTTCGTCTACCACCACAAATTTATTCTTCATCAATGTGCGTTTACGAGCTTTGAGAAAATCAGACCGTGTCAGTTCTCCTTTGTTAACATTCCATGCAGAAGACACTCGATACTTGACAGGACCTGGTTGCCATGTATCAAGATCATAGGATGATACAAATTCTTCATTGTTTGGTCCTGATCCACCCACAAATCTTGTTTGAGCATCAATGATACTGGGATCAAGCTCAACTCCTAGTCGGCGTGTCGCCTCGAATACAATATTAAACACCAAATCCATGTTTTGATAAAAATTATACAAGTGATAATATAAAAATGTATAGACACTAATTTCTTTTTCTAACACTTTTCCATGAGTTAAAATCTCATATATACCTCGACGTTGGCCCTGATACAGTTCGCCAATCACACTGTCATGGGTTTTAACATGCTCGTAAAGGTTATCATAGAATTTTCTATAGCTTATGCCCAGGACATTTCTGCAATACTTGCTGACAATTTGGCTGTAACCAGAATAGTGAAAGTTTTGCAACATCCAATGAAACATGAATCCCTCCACCATATCCTCGGTGGTCATAGTACTGGTGCTTGATACAATATCGGAACAATCCTTGATGGTGGTATCATCATCAAAGTTGTTGAGGCTAAAAGTTGTTAAATTTTCAACAGAAACAGTTTTGATGTTGTATTGTTTTCTCTGTATCTGATTTAATTCAGTGTTCTCTAATAGACTGCACACATAGACTTCACACTGATTGTGCTGTCCCAACTCAAGCAATTCGCACAATCCATTACACCAACTTTCTAAAGTCTCTAGCGGCAATCCCAAGATCATGTCAGTGTAGGTGCCAACATCATATTTTTTACTCAGAGCCAACATGTTTTCCAAATCATTAACCTTCATGTTATCACGCTTAATAGCCTTGAGAGTATCGGGGTTCATACTTTGTACACTCAATGTCATGCTACGTGATAGTCTACCAAGCTCTTTGGCAATTTGAAATGCTGTTTCGTTACTGTTTTTCAACCAGGTTACGTTGACAAGGTCAACGGTGCTCCCTTCCAATTCTCTAATAATAAGTTTTGCAATCTCCATGTCGCGTTCTTTGAAGATACCAAAATTGGCATCAGTGATGAACATTCCACGAACACGATTGTTTTTTATCCATTTTAGGTCTTTTTCAATTCGACTAAGATCAAATTTTCTAACCTTGCTGTATGTTAACCCG